CACGTCGAGCGCAGCGCTGTACTTGTAAACAATAATCGTATCGCGATTCCGTAAGCGGTCCCTGCGCTTCCGTAAACGTTATACAGCTGCATGTTTCTAATTCCGCCGCCGCCGCCAGAGCGCGACGCTTCACTCCCCGTAAAGGAAATAAAGGTTCCATTGAAATCATGCCGCAGCACGGATTGATATGAATTCGGGCCGGAAGAAGAAGGCGGACTTGCTCCTTCCATAAAGACTGCGTGCGTGCAGGTTAGCGTTGCCGTAATCCTGTAATCGCCGACCGGGAAAAATACTCTGCCGTGGGAAGTTAGTGCTGCTTGAACTGCTACCGTGTCGTCATTAGATCCATCCGCCAGCGCCCCGAACCATTGCGGGTAGGCTTCCTTTACGGCGTCCCCGCCAAATACTACTTTTGTTGCCGTAGTGTCGAAGCATTGGTAAAGGCCAGCGCCGAAAGATCCGTTGATCGTTAGGATATTGGATCCTGTAATAATCTTCCCGCCCTGGTTGATCCTCAGTGGCGCAGTGAGAGTTAGCGCTCCGCTTAGCGTGATAGACTGGTTGATTACAATCTCCGCGCCTGCGGAATTCAGCGCGGATATTTCCGCTTGCGTTGTCGCAAAGCCAGGAGACGGATTGATTATGTTAAATGCGCTAGCGCTTGCATTCCATCTAACCGTGTAAGTAAAACCAGAAACTATTTGCCCTACATAGGACGCTACTGGGTATGCGCCTACTCCGCTAATGTTTAATGTCGCGGCCCCCGTGTTGGCAAAGCTCGCTTGGAATATGTAAATGCTTCCGTCGGCGTAGGAAGATTCCGCTGGTGTTGGTGTAGCTACATACGCATTCGGAGATCCTGTCGTAGTTCCTAAGAAAGTAACTTTGGAATCATCGCCAAAAAATAAATTGTCCAGCGTGTAGAGAGTTGCGTCAGCTGCTGTTTTAATTATGAACTTATAAGATCCCGTTGCGTAAATTTGCTTTCTTCCGTTAGCATCTAAGATAACAGGATTCTGCTCAGAGGTTTGCGCGAGGCTATCAACGTACGTGGCCTTCGGCGTTAATGTCCCCGCTTGGTACGTGTATACTTTTCCTAACGCTAACGGCTCCCCAGAATTATCCGTAAACCCTGCAAGTAGGAACTCCACTACTGTTGCCATGTGCGCCCTTTAATATCGTTTGCAACGAAATAAACTTTCAACTTCGCTGGTTGTCTCTACTGGCATGTCTGAATTTTTAGCTTCACGGAAAAGCTCGTAAGCTTTCGCTTGGGTGTACTGCATTGTACCCATTGAGCCGGGGTACTCATCAAACAGGTCTTCGGCAAGGCCGTACTTTAGCGCTCTTTGGAATCTCGCTGGTACGTTACCGCTGCCTGCTGCCGTGTCGAAATCTTTCAATGGGAAAATACAAAGAACCTTGATTGTGTAAATAGCATTGGGGCTCGGCCATAGAAAAAAACTAGGCTCGGGTTCCGGCTTAAAGGCAATCGCTAGCGGACGCCCTGCGTTTGTTTCTTTGTCGTAAATGTCCAAATATCTGCTGTAGCTGATTACCTCTAGCGGCAGATCTTCGTTAGTCTCTACTACCCAAGCCTTATCTAGCCCGATGATAGCGTCATCGTCCCCGGTCAGCGCCGCTATGGTGTAGGCTTCTTGCGCGGCAACTGTCGCGAAACTTGTTTGGTTAAAACTCCAAAGGAACAAATGCTTATTGCTCCAGCTTTTAACCAAAAGCTGTAAGGCTTTTACGCCCTGATCTAGCATCTCTGGAGTAAGATTTTGCCCCTTGCTTAACGCGCCAACAATCCTAAAGGCACCCTCTATGATCTCGTTGCGAGTGGCTAGGTAGTCAAAATCTGTTATCGCCATAATGCGCCAACTGGAACTGTGGCGCTGGCATTTCGCCAGCGCCACGAACAATACTACTGTGCCGTAATAAACACCGCTAACCTAATCTTGCCAGTAGTTGCTTGGCCTGCGGTTCCCGCAGTAGTAACCTTAAAGTCAATCGTATCCTCCGCAGTATAAGTATACAAATGCCCAACGTTGCTATTGAGCCTTGCTATTCCGGCAGCGCTAGATCGTCCGATGGTGGAACCCGTAATAAACCTATCGTCATCGCTTCCATCTCCCACCGCGACTACGATTATACCATTGCTCTCCAGTGCGTCTACCGAAAGCACCACATCTACAACAGTACTGCCAATCGCTACCTTAACCATCCGCACAACGTCATTGATAACAAAAGCAGTACCGCCAGCTCCGCCGCCGCCTGCCGCTGCTGTACCAACTGCCGCTGCAATATCGAACTCGCAGTACAAAGTGTCGTCGTGCAAGTCTAGCCGAGGTTGAACCCCGGTTGCTGCTTTTGTTGAAACATAAGTAGTCGCCATAAAAATCCTGTTCTCTGAAAATTTAAATTAAACCCCCTGCTACGGGGGCTCGTTAATTATATGGTCGTAATGTTGGTAGCTGCCAAACAAACAGCAACGGTTCCGTAGTCATTACTATTGAATACCGGCTTGCCTGCTTTGGCCATCATCTCCCAAGCCCAACCTGTTTCGTTTCCGTAATCGAACTGTTCTTGCACGGTGTTTGGCCTTTCGCCCCATGCCCATACAAGAGACTGCGCGCCCATAAGTGCGCCAAATGCGCCAGTTACGGAAGCTCCGCCGCCATCGGTGAATAGCGGGATGCGCTCTGTTTCATGGATAATAACGTTATCCCAAATAGCGAATGCGCCACGAAATAAGGGGTTATTTTTCCCTCTTTCCATTGCATCCTTCATTGCAGCCTGGAACGTGCTATCGATACGTAAGTCATACAAGCATGCGGGATTGACTAGCAAAACATAGACTTCTTGCCCGTCCATTTTCACTGGCTGCATACGATACGTTTGCCCGTTACCGCCGGTTTGCGCCCAGGTTCTAATAGCTGAGATGAAATTAGGCGTAAGCTTACTATTTGCAGCCGTGAGTGCTGCCTTTGCAGTTGCTGTGGATGATGTTCCACTTGGAACACCCGCTACGCCGTCCCGGTAAAGGATCTTCGTAGGAGAAGCTAAAAGCGCATTGACAAGAAGCTTGTCAATCTTTTCGGCACCCCAGATCTTTAGCTTGGCCCTACTAACATCAGGGATAGAGAACATTGCGCGCTGCACGTCCATCTTCCCCTTGGTGCGCGTGCCGTGCCTGTACTGCTCAAGTACAATGCTATAGTCGTAAGAATTGAGGCCCTCCTCGTTTCCTTCTAGTATCGTTCCGCTAGTTACACCGTCACCAACCAAGTTTGGCACGATACCAAACGTAATTTGATCTCCCTGCGACTTGGTAAGGTTGGTCTGAACTTGAACGATACTGTTCTCGCCTTCCGACGAAAACTTCGACATAAAGGTTGATTCAATCTCTACGTCGCGGAAAAGGCGCTCTTCCCATAGCTTTTTAGTGAGCGGGTTGCTCGTGGTAAATATAGTCTTTGACATTTGATGTTCCCTTAAAATAATTCTAAAGGAACTCTTTATTCAGGGCCGCTATTGCAGGCCAGCTTGCCGTAAATGCGCATCAAGCTCGCCTATGGACATTTTAGTTGGATCCACTTCCCGACTAGCCTTGCCTGATACGGAACTTGCCGCCGTCACGCTTGGTGTTTGATTGAGGTTTCTCTGTAGCTGCTGCATTGCTTGCCCAGGCTTTGTTTTGAGCTTGGCCATCTCAGCATTCAGTTTTATAACATGGTTAGCTAAAATCCTGCGGTCATTGTCCGCCTGAGCTAGCTGCTTTCTGTCCATTGCCCGTTTGCCCATCTGCACAAGCGCCTCTGGAGTCGTAAACTCCCAAGGATTCTGCTTGAACTGCGCCACGAACCGACCATCCACACCATCAGCCGTTAGCACCTGAGACACATCGTCAATGGATACCTGATCCACGTCTACATGCCGCATAAAGAAAGTCTGCGCCTCAACAATGCGCTGCGCCTTCTCTTCTCGGCCTCCTAACTCTTCAATCTCGGAGTTGATTTCCTTAATCCTGTCGCGATCGTCAATCGCCTGTACAGGATTCTCGGAGAACCTATCCTCAAGCCCTTTTGCGAGTTCAGCTCTGGCCGCTACTAGCTGCGACTTGGCCGCTACTAGCTGCTGCTTTAGCTGCCCAAATTCCGTATTTCGACGCTGAATAAAGAGTTCCTTTTGGTCCCCTTGCTTCTTTTGTCGCTCGTTGTCTGCAACAATGGCCTGAATTTCTTCCCGCGTGTACACCTTTTGAGGTGTAGCTGTAGGCTTTGAGGCATCTGCTCCCTGTGGCGCGACTTGCTGGCCATCAGGCTGTGCTGTTCGAGTAGGAGCTGCGTTCGCGGGAGGGGAAGTAGGCGCCGCTTGCGCATCCTGCGCTTGCGGTTCTTCAGATTGTCCTACCTCTTGTTCTTGCGCTTGCGCGTTAGTTAACGCCAGATCCAAGTCTTCGATCTTTGCATCGTGGACATCCACCATGCCGTCGTCAATGTTAGATTCTGGGGTCTGCTCTCCGTCCTGCTCGATTTGTTCAGCCACTATAAAACTCCGTTCTTCTACCCAGCCAGCGCACCGGCCAAATTGTCAGCGTACTGGGCATCCTGAGTATTATCTACATTATTAGGCATTTGCCCGTCACTTGGCAACGAGTTTTCGCCATTTGCGGGTATTAGCCCTAATTCTTGAGCCTTTTCGGGAGATACCGTATACTGGCCCTTCGCTATTAGCGTTTTAGTGATCTCTGTATTACTAGTATCTGCTGACGTCTGGGAGGTCTGCTCGCTTCGCTGCTGAATGGATTCCGTAATCCTCATCCTGGTATCCGCGGGCATGTCTATGAACTCTAGCGGCAACTCTGGCGGAATAACTGCGCCCTGGGCGATGGATTCAAACAGTACTTTGGCAATTCCAAGTCTAGTACTCGCAGAGAACGAAGATTCAGCAACAACTACGTCGTAATCCAGTAAGTCCGATGACTCAAGCATCTCGATAATCTCTTCCTTGCTGAACTGACTAAAATCCTCCCCGCCGACCTTAAACTTCTGCTTGGAGTACTGGGAATTTAGCAATCTCTCAAGTCTCTCTGCCGGGTAGTAGCGCTGAATCAACGAAAGTAGTAGTTTCCCAATCTTTTGCTTAGCGAATGACAAATTGTCAAATAAGAATTGATTCCCCGTTAGTCTGCCCTTCTTTTTCTCCAAGTACAGCGCGCCGGACTCGTTAGCGCTCTCTTGTTGCACTACAACATTCATTAGCCGCTGCAAATTCTGCTGATCTAGCTGCATTATCTGGACTAGTCCCGATGGCAAGTCTGCCCCGAGTTCCAGCACCGGCTTGCGGTTGAGGTCCGTAACCTTGAACATAGATCCAGGCTTACTGCGATCTTTCTTAAATCTTTCCTCTTCGTTCTTGTCAATAAATGTCTCGGGCTCGGTGTAGTACACACTTGCGCCGAGGCGGTTCATCGTGTCCATCATCTGGCTTCTGCGCTTATTAAGCTCGCGCTGCGGGTCCTTTGCCCCTTCGACCTTACCCCAGTACTCGCCATTTTGGCGGTAGCCGTAAGCAGGTACTGTATAGAAATCATGCATCGGGAGGTCCGCCGGGTTCTCATCAGAGAGTATTAGTTGCCCGCAAAGCTTAGTAACGCGCATCCGGGCTTTCATCTGCGAAATTACTTCAAACCCCGGCAGACTACTCGCTAGCGCAATGTCTTCATCCTTCCAGCCATACGCCGTAAAGAAAAAATTTTCCTCTTGGTTGAAAATTACGGTTACTTCCTTGTACATTTTCCTGGTAGCCTGCACTAAGCGGAACTGTTTTTTTTGCACATCAACAAGCGGTAATGTTCCATCCACCGTGTAGGGCTGGTCGTCAAGCTTTTTGGCAGAACGATAATCAGTATGCGTTCCATTGACGCCATTATCACCCTTGTCGATGTCAGGGTATTGGCCCGCGTAAGACTCATAGCTCCGCTCAATCTCTTTGGCTTTTTCGCCAAACATTTGTTTAAGCTTTGCTATCGAAACCATTCTAGATCGGATCTCATACTCGCAATCCGCTAAGTCCTCTTTCTCATGCGGCCCGTAAACAATATCGTCCCACGGGAATCTCTCTACTCTGGCGTCCCCTTGCAAGTTGCTATTAAAATCCATGTAAAGATTGAACGCACCAAAGCCAGGAACACAAATGTCCTTAAATATCTTCGTTTCTTCGCGCTGGAAATAACAGCTATCCAAGATCTTCTTGCTGACGACATTAAGCATGTCAGCTACTCGCTGATCCCCGCCTTCCTGCGGCAAATACTTAATGTCCGTGCGCTGCTCCATCTGATACCCAATCAGAGTATCAATATTCGCCGATATTTCATTGATCGTAAGCGCTGCGCGGTCTAAGCCGTCAAGCCATCGCTTAGTCTCATCGTCCCATTGCTTACCTTTGTAAAAGTCCTCGGACTCTCGGCCTTTCCTCCGGCACTCGCCCGTCATCGCAAGCGCTTCTCGCCATAATGACATGCACTCCCCTAAGATCTCCTTCTCGGGCTGGCCCTTTTCCCCCTTCTCCTTGGGGCGATACTCCAACAGCTCGTGCTCGTGGGCATCCGTACTACCTGGTCCAATGATCCAACTCCCTAACTCCTTGCCAGGGTCCCCAGGGTTCGCTGGCACAAGCTGCGCCCCCATGCTTACCGCCTGCTGAATCTCCGCCGGATCCTCGGGCGCAGGAACCTGCTCCCCCGTTTGCGGGTTCACTAGCATCGCAGACGTAGGCTCTATCGGCTCCCTGGGCGGATCGTAAACCAACGTATGCTGGTGCTGGTCCTCGGGATCAGGGCTCATAGCCCCAATGCCGCTCTCACTGTTTATGTAAACAATATGGTAATGCCCGCTAGGGTCGGGAGTCGTGATCCGTAATTCGTGCATCGTCTAAACCGCTATCCACCCATACTTGTTTGCTCGCTCTTGCGCCTGCCTAAAGGCCCTGTCGTAAAAACTCTCAGGCTTCTCGTCCGCAGGAATGTCCCCGAAGCGATAGGTCTTCAATAAATCATACACGTAGCTAAGCCCGTCCAGCCCGTCATCCTTCCAAGCCGGGAACTTCTCCATCTCCATCCTAAGCCTCTCAGAGTGCTGAACCGGGACGCTATCCAGAATGTGAATCTTCCCATTGCTCAAAGGCCAAGATAACGCCGATTCTATCCTGTATTGCTTACTCCTGCCACCTGGATTCAGTATCTGCAAGTTCCCGGACTCTAGGCTCACGAACCGCTTTTTCGCCCTCAAGGCCCCGCAGAGGTGAATCTCCGTAGTAGACATACCCACTTTCTCAATCGCAAGCTTTAGAATCCTGCCGTTCCTGCAATACATGTCTACTGCCATTTGTTGAGCTTTGACTAGCTCCATGTCCTCTATCACAAGATCTAATATGTAAATCCTACTGATACCGTGATCGTCTCGGTAAGGCTCTACCCCCACAACCATCATAGCCCACGCGTCGGCAGTCCTATCCTTTCTCCTGCCCACGTCCCCCGCGCCGTCAACCAACATAAACTTGTAAAGCTTTGTCGGCAGCTCTTCTTTCTTGACCGTAATAAGATGATCCCTATTGAGCTTTTCTTTGCCCCTTGGCGTAGGGTCTAACAATTGTTGACACATGTAGAAATATACATTGCCGTTGCGCTTTCTCTTAAGAGCTTTCTCCGGCAAAAAAGCACTCGGCCCGCTGAACGTGCCGTCAATGGTTGCGGTCTTTTTTCTAACCTTAAAGACTTTCGCGCCAGTCTCAACGTCCACTTTGTTCATAATGTAAACAAGCGGGTCGTCGTGCCGGTAGAAAGTGCCCACAACCGTAATCTGCCTATCCCTCGTTCCAATATTCTCGGCCATGTCAAAATTATTGCAAACCTTCTCAATAATCTCAGGGGTCTGGTAATCTTGCGTAATGATATCATCCATAAGAATGTCAGTGTAATGGTCGCCCGTCGGCATGCCTTCCATTAACCCCCAAGAGCTGATCGTCGCTTCTTTGTAAACCCCCTTGCGCTTAACAATAAGCCCCCCTTCGGGGGATTCGCTCCATTTTGGGGCCTCTTTACTAGCATCCTGCCATAAAATGTCAGGAAAACACCTGATCAAAAACTCTGATTCAAATAAACTTTTGATAACATTTTGAATTCTAATTGCTAACGGACGTGATGCTGAAAATAACCCGATTCTTTTTTCGGGATCATTTAATACCTTCTGCGCTTGGCGACCAACACTGATAATAGTCGTCTTTAAATGATCGCGCGCCCATACTTCCAAACTATCCTCAGTCTCATTCTCAACCTCCTTGCACGCTTCAACAATAAACGGGTGATTCGCTAGCGGATTCTTCATTACGAAATACACAAAGAACCATAAGTCGTACAGAACAAGGTTCCTAAAATAATTCATTTCGTTCATTAGCGGGAACTTCTCGCGCTCAATCGGAGATGCGTTCCGTATGCAATCAATCTCGTCGACGCACTTATAATATGAAAACTTATATTTACAATCGCTGCGCCGCTGGAACGGCATGCCGTTGATTTCAATCACGCGGTCGTAAAGGAAATTAGTTTCGGGATCGCCAGATAGTGGCTCAGAAAGTGTCGGGTACTTCCAGATTTGGCTGGGGTGATGCACTGGCTGGGTCGCTGTTGACGTAAGCAGTGGTTCGGGCTTCGAGTTAGGTGCTGGTATCGGCTTGACGGAGGGCTTAAAGAATCGTGCTTCGGTAGGCTTGAAAATTACTTGCTCGGCAGTTAGGGGGGATGGACTCTGAGCAAGGAAGTCTTCGGCAGATGCTAGTGGATTCGTAATTGGATCTAGTCTAGGCGTTGGGCGCGCTTGGGCAGGAGATCCTAGTTTGGGGATTTTGGTTTTTCGTTTACCGTTCATGGGATCGAGTATAAATTTTCTGTGGGCGGCCAAACATGGGTTAAATTACATATCGATGCTCGGGCAAAAAAGATCCGGCGGCGTACCCCCCCCCGCCTGGGCATTGGCATGATTCTTGCTAGTAGTGCATACATCGTACCAACTCCGTTGGGACAATTGACCGATAAGTATTGTTATCGGTCAATTTTTCGTAAGTATGCCAAATTGCTGTATGTTTGCATAAGAGATTAGCCGTCTGTCGGTAGTTTGAGCGAAATTTGACCGAAATGTGCATTAGCAACGTTGTCAGTACTCAAGTTGCTATTGAGACGCTCAGATTTGTTGAGTATCTCAAACCCCTGAATTAATTGAAGAAAAGATGCCTTCGCGAGTTTTTCCGGCGTGAGAGCATATTTTAAAACAGTGATTTGAGCTGCCGAAAGCACGTCTGATTTTAGAGATCTGTAGCTGTGTACGTTCTCGATCTGCGCTAAGATCGGGAAATATTTGCGAATAAGCGTCTTGTACGGACCGTATGGATTGACACTAACATCGCTCGAAGGCTCGAGACTCGACTTAATTACAACTTGATCGTTATCAGTCATTGTCATACCCTACCTGAAATGTTCCACGTGGAACAAAATGTTCCAACTGGAACATTTTGTCCCACCGTGGGACACATAATACATAATACAGAGTTATGGCAAAATCTGCAGCAACAAAATACCGTCCCGAGCGACCGATTCTACTAAACGAGCAAAACACTGACTCGAAGAGTAAAACAGTGACGATATACAACATCGAGCAGCTGCGGCTGCTGGGCTGGTTGTGTTGTTACAACGAGCTAGTACGACCCTTACATCTAAAAA